TTTGCGGCGCTTGAAGAAAATTGTTTTACAGACCTCGCAGCCTTTGCCATCCCCTGCTCAAAGTCGGTGATATTAGCACCAACTCGCACAGCCAAATCACCTACTTGAGAGGTCATAACTACTCCAGCATGTTATAAAGTGACGCCCATTTATCGTCTGGGCTTTCGTAGTCTTCTGGTAGCTTTGCTTCATAAAGCATCCAGAACTCTTTAGGCGATAGACGCCAGAACTCAGAAGGCGGCAAACCCCAACTGCCACACGCCGCCTTGTACGCTGCTTTAACTAGCTTTTGGCGCTGGTCTTTCGCTTTGGCTTTTTTGTTGGGGCTTTGGGCTTTTCCTGTAAATGCTCCGGCGGGATCATCATAGTTAAAAGAGTGGCAACAATAGTTTGCATCTCAATGGACCGTGAAGGGTCAAAAAGCGCACTATAAACCTCCTCCTGCTTAACGTCTTTCACACCGGCATAAGTCAACGCCGCCACGTAAGCGCGAGATAAGCCAACACGTTTCAAGCCCTTCTCGCTAAATGCCGCCAACTCTTCAAAGGTTAAAACCTCTTCGATCTCAGCAATTAAACCCATAACTTTATCAGCGGGAACCGTGTATTCCGTACCTTTCCAAGTAAGGCCAACTTCGTGAAATATACTCATTTATTATGCGCTCTCAGGTGTGTACGTCCAAAGGCCCGAGCTTTCTAATGTACCACTAAAAGTCGCGCCGTCATTATAAGCCATACCCAACTCAAAACCAGATAAACGAAAATTCCCAGTTAAAGTGGCCTTGGTTGTGTTGGTTGGGTTGATAATAGCAAACTCTAAGTCTATATCTGTTAGCATTTTGCTTTGCGTGGGATCCATAACGATATTCAAAAGAGTATCATCTTTAAAAATACCATCGATAGGAATGTCGATTTGCTCTTGACCAGAAGCCGAAAGCAACAAGCGAATACCATCATCCTCACCGCTTGTTATATCAATTGATTCGCCGGACCAGTTCAAGCCCTTAGTACGAACACCCGCTAGCTCTGTGCTATTTTTTGAAAGAATCGCCTCGCGGCCTACGAAACCAGCCATAACTAAACCCCTTTAGGTCTTATCAATTAAAATTCTGAAAGTTTGTACACCATGACGGGTTTCGCCGTCTTGATCTATAAAGCTTTGCGAGTCCTGCCAGTCTATCGAGATTATATCATAACCACCATAACTGGCACTCGCTCTATGCAGCGCATTATATATTTCGCCCTGAATAGTTTTTGTTTCTTTTTTGCCTTTATGCCTCGACCAAACATGAACCGTTATTGAGGTGTCATCACCAAGCGTGTTATCGGTGTCCCACTCGTTATGTATTGACTCCCCAATAGTCACATAAGGGAAGTCTTGAAACTCATCAACCTCATCACGCACAGCTTCAACAACAGACATTAACGGCGCATACGCTGTTAGCGTCTGATAGACAACTGTTTGTATGGCAATCTCAAAACTCATTTTTTGGCGTTTCTCCGCGCTTCTCTAGCTAATGCCTTCTCTAGCTTTTCACCAAATTGTTTTTTTAGGATATTCTCAAAATCACTTCTAACATTATCGGCAGCCGCACCAATAAATCTATGCTCTTTCCTTCCTGTGCTTGTGCCGTATTCTACAAACCGCCAGTAAAAAGCGTCATGTTTGGCATCATTACCATGCATCACCCGAACATCACTAACTGGCGCGGTAGGTGGTGACCTTTTACGCTTTGTCACAATTGCTTTCTTAAGTGTTCCGGTATCACTCGGGGCGTTTCTTTTTGCTTGCTTTGTTATCTCGCCAGCAACACCGTGTATGGCTGCTCTCATTAGGTTTCTTGAATGTCTTGGGCCAACTTTCTCTAGTATATCTAAAAGCTCGCTAACACCCTCAACCTCAAAACCTTGAGCGGCCATTATTGGGCAACTCCGCGCTCTGCATAAAACTCAGAGTATAGAGCGCGCCTGTGTGTTCTTGGAATATGGCGAATATTATACTCTTCGCCATTCCAATTTATTCTGTCATCTTCTTCTATGTCGGCTCTGTACCTAGTGACAAATAATGTTAGTTCTTCAGCGTTTAATTTATCAAACCTTTCCGACTCTCGGCCGCTCAAAGGTCGAACTTTACACCAGACGCCACTAGCAATTGTCAGCAATGTTATGTCACTGCCGCCCATGCCATCGTCAACCTTGACCATTTCTTGGAAGTCGATTTTTTCGTCTAGCTCACCAACTCTAAACACCTAATTCCACCCTATATGGATAAAGCGAATTTACTACCGCTGGATTTTCGTTTACTGAAAAATTTACTACGCTTTCTGTTCTCAATTCGTACAAATCGGTCAGCAGCATTAACATTCCAATTTTAGCACCACCATATTCAGCGGGCACACCCGTCACCACTTCAACAGTATAGCTCTTAGCATCGCTCGGGAAGGCGTCAGCAGGGTAGATAACTTGCTGATCTGCTAGCAACGTATAATCACCGCCGCCTACCGTTTGCTGTGCGTTATCTTGATCTATATACGTGATTAAGTTCACGCTTTGCAAGTCTGGGTACGGTAAATCAATCTTATTTACATCAAAACCGCCGGCATAGACAATTTTTATTGTTTGTTCTGCAAAAAAACGATTGCAGTAATTTTCCGCTTTATCTCTAGCTATAGAAATAAGCATGTTAACGTGGTCATCATCATAACCAACCGCTATACGCAACTGTGAAACCGCCTCAGCCAATGTGACAGGCTCAGCAGTCGCAGCCGTTACCACAATCGTTTTGTATTCGTTCATTTTTTGTTTTTCGCCTTTTCTCGCTCAGCCTCGGCTTTTTCTTTCTCGGCCTGCAAGCGCTCAGACTCAGCCTTTTCTCGCAATTCCTGCCGATAAGATTCTGACAACTTTATCATGCCGCTATCAACCATTTGCTTAGCAATATCGCCAGTTACCGGAACGGCATCACCTACGCGAACATTACCGTACCGCGTGGAAAAGAAATTTTTAACTGCTATAAAGCTCATAATTAGCCCCTAAAAAGGTGCCCCGTCCTTGGGGCTTAATTGGTTAAGCTGGCGCGGTAATGCCAGTTATATCACCTGTGCGAATCGCCGCCGGAACCATTACAGCCTCAGCGCCTCGCGCCTCAGCTCGAACAGTTACAAGGTTGCTTTGTACGTTTGTGTCGTCCTGCTCGAACATCTCAACGCGAACGTCATTACGGTTGAAGTACATATCCGCGTCTACTGATTTACAAATCAAAGTACCTACAGGCACAGCGTTAGACATTACAACAGGCAAGCCCCAAAGTAATGGAGTCAAACCGTTGTTAACGTAGCTAACAGCGCCGGAGGCAGCAATAAACGCATTATCGCCAGTAGCGCGACGCAATGTTTCAGCAGCGGCCCAATCAGCGGGGTTAATATAGAAATAATCAGGTGTGTAATCCGCTGATATTACTTCGTACTTCATTTTGTTAGCTAGACCGTAAAAGTCAACAGTCAATAGCGGGCTAGTGACAACATGGTTACCAGTCTTCAGCCAACCATTCAGAGTCACACCTGCGCCAGTGCCTGATATAATTTGCGATTCAATTTTTTGACGTACACCGTGAGCCATACGGCGGTCAATGTAGCTAGCCAAGAAGGTAGAGTCTTCAAGCGCTTGTTTGGAAACCTTAATAAAGTGCGGGATAGTCCGCACATTTTCAGTCACTTCTTCAAACGTCAAGTCTGATTCAGGCTTAGTAGTGTTTTCGGCTGTCTCTGCGGCGTTGTTAGTCCATGCTAGTTCGCGCGAGTAATAAATCACGTTGCTTGAAGTGGCACCAGTGGCGACCGTCGGCATTACTGACAACTGACGGAAGGCACCAGGAACAACGCCGGGCAATTGCTCGTGTCGAGATACGGTGTTACCTGTACCCTCAACAATAGTATTGTTTTGGAAGCTGGCAGAAGCTTTGTTGTTCAAACCTTGTTTAAAGTTTGAGAAAACGTCTGAATTTACAAACTGAGTGCCTAAGCCCTCAGCTTTAACGTCTTCCGCTTTATGTGTGGCTGCTTGCTGCTCCATAGCAGTCATTGAGTCGCCCATTTTCTTAAGCTCGTTATGCAACTCCGCGTGCTGATCAGTCAAAGCCTTAAGCTCATCACCAGCCTTTTTAGATGCTTTGCCCAGCTCCAATACTTCAGTGTCGTGCTTAGCTAAGGCGGTGCCTACCTTGTCGTCTAGCGTTTTTAAAGACGCTTGCAATTGTGCTTGATATTCGCTCATGGCGATTTCTCCTAAAAATTAAAAGTAAAGTTTTCTAATGTGTTTAGTACTTCTTTTTGTTCGTGATCGCCACGACTCAGTTTCTTAACCGCAGCCACCATCGCAGTTGCTTCGGTTTTAGAAAGTTTTAGCTCTTGGCGCGCCACTGCTTCAACGCTAGCCAAAGTATCACACCCGTTAAACAAATCTCTAACAGGTTTTTTGCTAGATTTCATTTGTTCTATTTTAGCAACTAACTTGCTACTATCAAAATCCACCTTAGCGCTTGCCTTCATGCCAGCCATAGCAACCATAGCAAAGTCTTGTTTACCGCTCTCGACACTATCAATAAGGCCAAAATTTAACGCCTCTTTAGCGTCCATGTATGTTTCATCGGCCAATAGTTGAGATAGTTCCGCTCGATCAATGCCTGATTTATTAATATAAATGTCTAGTAACATCTCTTCCATTTTATCGAGATTGTCGGCGTGCTTGCGCAAATCCTCACTATTGCCGCCAGACATTCCCCAAGGTCGGTGAATCATCATAATAGAGCTTGAATCTTTCATTGTGACACTGTCACCAGCCATCGCAATAACTGAACCCATAGAGGCGGCAAAATCCACCTGAATAGTCACATTGCCTTGGTGCGCATTAATAGCGTTATAAATAGAAAAGCCTTCAAGAATATCGCCGCCGCCAGAATTAATAACAAAATTAACGTCCTGTTTACCCTTCAAGAATTCAGCAACGTCACTGGCTAGAATATCCCAGCCCACAACGCCGTCTAGTCGTTTAGTCGCCATTTTCTAGCCCTTCGTTTTGGTTTGTTTCGTTGCTTTCGCCCAATGGATACAGTGAACCATTCATATATAGCTTGTCGCCGCCTTCAACATCAGAACGGCCCTCTTTGTTTCTTGCTTCGTTTGGCTTGATCTGCGCTGAATTAATACCTTGTGCGTAAGCCGCAATTCTCGCCGCAAAATCAGGTCTTAGCAATGCGTCAAAATCAAATTCTAGATCGTACTGATCCCAGTCCTCCATCGGCATAATATGGCGCTTGAAACTCGACTCTATTCGTGTCGCATACGGATTTAGGTTTAGCTTCTCAAAACCCTTGATAATCTGCTCTATACCACTACCCCAAGTAGTTGATCCCGAAGTATCATTGATCAAAACAGAAGGCACACCCATAAATCGGGCTATATCTTCAACCTGAAAACGTCGAGACTCTAAAAGCTGCATGTCTTGCGGGCTTAGCGAAACTTGCTGGTATTTCATGTCAGCTTCTAAAATCTTTAAACTGTCACTGTCACCAGTAGCGATATCTTCCATGTTTTTGCGTAGCGCTTTGCGCTGCTCTGGCTTTAAAACATGGTCAACTGACAATATGCCGCTAGACTTACCGCCGTTTTTAGCCAGCTTACCCACTCGATTGTCGGCGGCAATGCTAATGCCTAGACTCTGACGCGCATAGGCTAATGGCGACATTCCTATAATGGAATTACCCAAAAGCTTTATATGCCACATATTAGAGTCAGAAATTATGCGCTTTTCGCTGTTAAAGTCGGTGTATTCGTAAGAGATTTCGCCGCTAGGCAATAGTTTAGGTGTCATTTGCGAGGACATTAGCGGCAAGTAAGAGCTAACACCGCGAGGCCCACGCTTCAATTCAATGTAGGCATTGCCATCAGTAACGAGATTCATCATTACCGACTCAAAAAATTCTACCTTTGTTTGATAGCGGTTAGGTTGATAGTTAAGAGTCCGCCACAACTGGTAATTCGTGTCCTCTTCTCTTGATCCGTCAGCATTGCGACGATAAACACGAATAGGCATAGAGCTGATAGTTTCTGTTAGCACCCTAGTACAAGCCCAGAAGGTGCTAACAGTCATGGCGCTGTCAAAGGTTACTGGCGCAGCAGATTCGCTCGGATAACTAGAAGGCGCTTCACTCTGATAGCCAGCGTGTCGCGTATTCCCCGAACTTCCATACCACGAAAAAGGATTAAACCAAGCCATTAAAAGCTCACCGATAATTGATTGTTCAAAAAATCATCAAGGCTAGCCGCATCATCATTCATATATCGCCCCAATGCCATTATTAGCGCTACAGCGCCGTCAATTTTATTTTCTGGCCTTTCTTTGTTTGGGAAAACATTGTCTTTCTTATCTGCTTTCGCCGTAACATTCGACAGCATCCAAGTGAAAGCAGGGTCGCCGTTGTGGGTTATTCTTTTTTCCCTTATTAACCCATCAAGCTGTTTCATTGGCTCGCTAAAGTTTTTAACCGTTGCGCCCATCTCAACAACTGGCACGCCTTCGCTCATCAACTCAGTAACAAGCATTGTCGCTTGGAATGGGTCATAAGCAAGCTCCGCTATCTCAAAATGACCTACTAGGTCAAGTATATCACACTTTATTTCGTTAAAGTCTATTAGCTCGCCATCAGTAATCGTTAGCCAGCCGTCCTTTGCCCAACCCGCATAACTCTCACTTGCAGTCGATTCTAAGGCCGCCTCTGGCAGATAGTATTTGCCAAACCGCACATACTCATCGCCACCAGTAGGAATAAGTATTTCAAGTGCTGCAATATCCACCTTTGAAGCCAAGTCCAAGCCGATAAATGCGCGCCGTCCATAGTAATCACTTATATTTATATTAGCATTTGCTGAACTATTCCACCTTTCGACGTTAAAAAACGCCTCTCGTGAACCAACCCATACATTTAAATGCTTTGTTTTATATACCGATTGCTTGCGGGCGTTGTTCTTTGCGTCAGCGAGCCTAGCTAATAAAAAGTCCTCAGATACCGATACGCCGAAATTAGGGTTTGCCTTCTTGAGCGTGTCAACACTAGCCCAATCATCATCAGGATCAACCGAGTAGATCATTGCAAAAAGGCGGTCGTTATCGGTTACGCCTTCAAGCACCTTCTGAGCCTCTAACTGCAAAGCGTAGCAAGGGCCAGCTAGATTATCCCCAGCCGTAGTAATAGACAAAAGCAGGGGCTGTTCACGCGCACCCATGCCAGTCTGCATGGTGTCATATTGTCGGTCGTCGGCGTGTTCGTGATATTCGTCAATAATTGCGCATGACGGGCTAGAACCATCTCCTGGATTTCCAATAACAGGTTCAAACTTGGCACCCGTTTTAGGGATATTAATATTTGAGGCGCGAACGTCGATACCGAAATAGGCAGACATCTCTTCGTTTTTGTTTGCCATGATCTGAGCGGGCTTGAATACTTCCATGGCTTGTTTTTCGGAAGTTGCGCCACTATAAACCTCTGCGCCGTATTCGTTATCAGCGCAAAGCATGTACAGGCCAATAGCCGCAGCTAGTTGCGATTTACCGTTTTTCCTTGGCACCAACAAAAGCACCTCATTATAGCGCCTTAGGTTGTTTTTCTCTCTCAGCCAGCCAAATATATTAACAACAAAGAACACTTGCCAAGGCTCAAGAACAAGCCTTTTCTTTTGCTGTGCCCACTTGCCCTTAGTATGAAATTGTAACTCGACAAATTTACACGCCTTATGTGCAGCATCCTTGCTATAGAAACAAGGTAAATCCTTGGCGTTTAGATCATCTATGAACTTTTGGCAGGCTAGTTTTATATATTTAGCGGCTGGTATATCACCCTTTAGAACGCCGTTAGCGTAGTCCTTAGCTATTGCCGTATAGTTCTTTCCTGATACCGGCGCGTGCTTAACAACCTTTTTTGGCTGCTCTGTATCGTTCGATCTAACGGCGCTAGGTTCTTCCGCTTCCTGCTTGTCAGCGCGCATTTTTAGATAGGCTAAAACTTGCGGGTGATAGTAATTTATCTTCTTGCCGACAAACGCCTTTGGGAACTGCTTGCTGGCTACGCGCGTGATCGTAGCAGGGTTAACACCTGCACGCCGCGCCAGCTCTGACTTCGTGATTAATTCTTGCATACAAGAATCCTACATTTGCATGCAAAAAAAAGCAAGTTACATGCCCTCGAAGCCGCTTTTCTTCTGTCCTTGCGGAACTACAATCTTAGTTCTGTCGGCAGGCGTCATACCATAACGGCCCAGCAAAGAATCAAGGCGGGATAGCTCACCAGCCGTTAACGCTGGCAACTCAGCATCACGATCAAACGTCCCATAACGGAACCTGTAAAACAGCTTCGCCATAAGTTCAAAGCTTGCTCTATCTGACGTAGCAAGCACACCCTTGAACATCACAGAGACAAGATAGTCCCATACCTCGCGCTCACCCTCCGTGAAATAATCCGGCGCTGGGCCTAGACCATAATCAACGTCCGGCATGTCTGGATTGTTTCTTTGCTTATTTCTGTTAGCTGTTCCGTGTAGCTCTCTTAGTTCCATTGGTTTTTTGTATGCTGGCATATTAGCAACCTCTTATATTAGAAAACTCTAAACCAAACTTGTGAATTGTGCATGTAGAAAAATGGC